AACGCCACTGCCAAGCGAGTCAGTCTGCAACAGTTGACGTGCAGTGCCGTTCGCCAGCTTGCTAACTGCAATCTCAGCAGCAGCATTGATGTCAGCATTAACAATCGCGCCATCGACGATCATTGTGCTGGTAACTGTTCCTGTGTCCCCAGTCGTCAAGACAGTTCCGGTCACATTAGGCAGCGTGATTGTCCGGTCTGCTGTTGGATCGGCAACTGTCAGCGTTGTTTCAAACGCGTTATCCGTTGCACCTTCAAACGTCAAAACAGCGTCTTCACCCAGCGCCACCGTTCCAGTCAGTGTTGGGTTGGCCTTAGGTGCTTTCTCAGTGTCTAGCTCTTCAATCGCAGCCTGAACATTGGTTGATCCAATATTGCCTGCAGCGGTAAACGCAACGTTTGAGGCTTGCTGCGCAGTAACCGTCGATGAAACGTCAATCTCTGTGTATGACGTACCTGTAGACAGCAGGAAGTCAGGCGGGTTCAACGCAACAGTGGGAGCCGGAGACGTACCAGTGCCAGCGGTACTGACGACAACGTAATAACCCTTATTTGCACTAGAAGCCGCAGGCAACGCACTACCAACGACAAAGCTCAACGCCGTGCCTTCAGAAGTAACCGTCGCCACTTTGTTGGTTGAGGCGTTGTAAGTACCAGCAAGCACAATCTCGCCAACACTGATACCAATCGGCTGCCAAACGTTTCCGTCCCAAAGGAAGTAGTCGCCCGTAATTGAATTTAAGTGGCACTGCCCAATAAAGGCGCCGCCTGTAGGAGTGCTCTCTGCAATCGTCGCGGTGGAGCGATCAGCCAACTTTTCAGCGGTTACTGCATCACTTCCAATCCGAGCTTCAGGCAGGGTGCCCGTCGTAACTTTTGAAGCGTCAAGATTGGGAATATCTGAGGCCGCTAATGCCTCTGTTGCAGTGATATGGCCTTCAGTGTCAAACGAGACCTTGGCTGCTGTGCCCGCAGTAATACTGTTGTTGTGGCTCACCTGACCAGCGGCATCAACACCCAAGCCCGATCCAGGCTTGATGACGCCAACCGTTGAAGACGTTGCAACTGGAACGTCAGCAGCGGCAATGACACGACCGCCGGTTACAAGACCGTTCGCGTCATATTGAACAATGTGATTTTCACTAGCCTCTGCAGTGACTGTGTTGTCAATAGTCAGCGTGTCACCAGACATCGCAAGGCCGTTGCCATTAACGATGACGCCACCTTTGGCAGAAGTGGTCGGCGTTGGCAGGTCAGTGCCAATGATGGTGCGATAACCAACAGTGCCGCCAGCACCAGTCGGTCCACCAAGGAATTGAGCGGCAGCGCTTGTATCGTCGAGCGTTGCAGCAATCGTGCAAGTATCGCCGCTTGTCGTTGACGTGATGTTGACAACGCCAGTGGTGCTGCCGTTGACGACGTTGACCGAACCAGCGCCTTTAACGCTTACCCAAGCTGAGCCATTCCAGACATAAATTTTGCTGTCGTCAGTATCAAGCGCAATCTGACCAGTAAACGCACCAGCAGCAGGAAGCGTTGTAACAAGGTCAACGGTTGACTCATCCGCAAGCTTGGCAGCCGTAACGCTGTCTGCAGCAAGCTTGGCGGTTGTGACGCCTCCGTCAGCAATGGCCGTTCCAGCAACACCGCCTGCGCTGAAAAGGATCTTTGCGCCGGGGATAGTGGCATCAGCGATCAACGTGACCGCATTGCCAACCAAGTCAGTGACTGTAATTCGCTTAGTTTCGCTTGCGCTGGTGTCCGCAACAGCAAGCTGATCAGCGGCCAGCAGATCACTGCCCGCCAAAGCTGGCAACTGACTAATCTTGAGATCTGCCATGGGGTTCTCTACCTAAGGCCAAGCGATGGCCCCAGTTTAAGGCTTTAAGCAGATGATTCCAACATCAGCGTGTTGTTGGTGCCCTGCTCTAACAAGATGTCATCAGCGTTCTCCTGCAGCAGCTTCTCGGGGACCTCAAGATCCATCCTGATCTCAATCGGCCCTGTTGTAATAAAATCAGCCTCTATTTGCACCGCATTTGACGGGGAAAACTGAACCGCGCAACCTGTCAACACCCCTTCAAATTCATACCAAATCTCGTCATTGCTTGCGCTTGCAATACCGCTGGGGTTGTGGTCTGCACGTTTAATATAAAATCTTGCCTTAAACTGGCTGCCCACTCTGGTACGCAATTGCAGCTCTAAAAGATAATTAGGTAGCTCATTGTCTCCACTAGGGAGATACTCCCAAAAGCAAGACATTTTGCCTGAGCCTGACATCAACGTACTAATCCGGCTACGAAACTCATCTGACAGAGTTGTTGTATCAACTGTTTCGCGCTCAGTGTTCAGCTCATAGCCGTTGCATTGCACAAGCAAGCGTCGATCAGAGTTTGCCACTTTGACCCTGACTGGGATCGCATTTCCTGGAGTAGCAAGGGCAATCGCATTAGCTGAACCGCCGTTGACTGCATTCGAGAATGTTTCATACAGCCGGATGCCATCCAGTTCGTCTACATAAATGAATCGTTTAATACTGGTGGCCGTGTAGCCATTAATAAAATCAAGTGCTGAGCCGTCGGTGCTCGTAATTTCAACTTGATCACCACTCAATAACTGGCCATGCTCAAAGTCAAAGCTAAACCGCTTTGCCGTTGCATTAACGTCTGAAACGTTGATGGTAGATAGCAGCTCGCTACCGTCAAACTCACGTTGCAGCTCTACATCACCAAACGTGCCTAAATAAACGCTCATGAGATCGATGCAGTAGAAAGCGCACCCGTTCCAGTGAATGAAATGTCAGCACGGGTGATCTCGCCTGTTGATGCTCCAATCGTTGCGCTTGTAATGTAAGCAGTTAGCTTGATGTCGTTTTCATCCGTTCCATCCACCCAACGCAAAGTCAGCTCAACAGTGTCGCTGCTTGATACGCCTCCAGTACCTGTCCTGATCAACTTGTTTAATAGGTTTGCAGTGTTAATGCTCCCAGAGTCATCCTTGTAATAAAGCAAAGATGCGTTTCCTGAATAACCCAAAACGCCAGGGCTATAACTACGCAAGCTATCGCCAAGTGTTGTTGTTTCGAGCGTTTCTAAATCTGCCTGCAGGCTGAAATTAACGACCTTGGCGAGGGTCGCTCCAGACAGCTGTAAAACGCCATCTCTACCGGTGTAAACCTTTGCCATTACGCCACCGCTCGCAATGCCACTGTAACGCTGCTAACACCCGGACGCACAGCCTGGACCTGCGGTTCAGCGTCATAACGCCACTTTGTACCCGGTGGTGCGTCAAGCGTTGATACCGTTCCAGACCAGCCCTCAAAGACTGCTGATGGCAACGTAAATGTTCGGAATGTGCCGAGCTGGCTGCTGTAATCAGTCAGGAATGATTCTGCGGATGCGTCTGGGACATTGGCATAAGACAAATTCAGCGTGGCATTGACGCGCCGCGATCCATACAAGATGCGGACTTCTGCGCCTGACTGCGAATTAAACGTCTTGCTAGGAAAGTTCCCTGCAGTGAAGTCACGGCTAGTTGGCGTCAGCGTTGGGAAAGCCATCACTCAAGAACCGTAAAGTTGCTCGGCGTCAAAACGTCCTTAGCCACGATGCTAACCCCAGAGGCATCAGTGGGCACTTCAACTGCGCTGATGGACACCAAACCAGCGTCATCCAAGGTCAGCTCTTCAATCTGATAAACGCTGTAGTCCGTATCGCCGCCCAGCAGGGTGAACAAAGTGCCATTGAATTTTGAGTCCGTAACAGCGTTGCCTGAAATCGTTAGTGGCGTTTCAATCACCGACTGCGTAGTTGGGTCGTAGACCAATGCGTCATACGTTCCATCCTTTACCGTCGTGACGCTCACCAGCGTTCCAGCATCCGTAATCGCACCGTTTGCAGCGGAGTTGTAGGTGCTGGCTTCTGTGATCACCCGGATGTAAGAGCCAGGCTGCACGCTCAAAGCGTCAGGGATAGTTTTGAAGCTGACAGTTTTTGTGACACGACGGCGAGTGCTCATCAAGAAACGTGCCGTCCGCAAAGCTTGGTCACGGTTGGTGCAAAACTCGCTCAGGTCAAATGCCTGCTCTGTTGTCGCCTTTTGGCTGGCAGACAGATCAGCCCACTCCAGCAACGCTGATGCCTGATATGGCAAGTCGTTTTGCACGGTTACGCGCCAGCTGACAAGACCACGGATATTTGACCGCTGTGAAACATCGATGTATTGCAACTGCAGTGAATCCTCAATGATGTTGCCAGCAGTAAAAATCTGCTCAACGGTTACAGGGTCGAGGCTGATCTCATGATTTGAATTGAACGGTAATGCAGGTTGCATTCCAAACCGACCGTTTTTAATCGTGAAATTGCATAGCTGTAGAGAAGCGTTGTCATACAAAAAGCTGCGGAAACTTTCGCTATCTTCAAGCACACCGTCATAAAAAATTCTATTTGCTCGCAAGAAACGAGCAGTTGTCCTCAACGCATCTTCGTCAATAAGCTCTGCCGGGACGACATTGCCAACGCCTTGGGCTTTGTTGGTCAGCAAGTAAAAAACAAGGTCAGCAAACAAGTTGCTCGGCTTATCGTCGTTTTCAATCAAGCGTCTGACGGGGATGCCAGTCTCTGAATAAAGCCTCAGCTGGTTAAGTGCTGCGATCTCTCCGCTCGACTTAACCGTAAAGCCAATCGTTGACATGGCGTCATAATTGGCAGGTTCGTTGTTTGATATGTACTCATTAACGTAAACAATTTCATGCTCTGGGCCAGACTCATTGGATTTTGTGAGTTCGGTGTAATGGCTGCAATCTGAAACCTGCGAGTTCAACTCAAACGCACGTTCGCCACCTTGAACGACGCCAGGCACAACGACAGTTGTAGCCGAAACGTAAAAACTAAAACTAACGCTTGAGTATCGAGGCCCTTGGGTGGCAGCGTAATTGGAAAAATCGTTATTTACGTTTTGGACAAGATTAAAAGTATCCCCTCGCGAAAAATCCCCTGTAGAGGCGGCAACAGTAAACTGAACATTCTCCCAAAGGTAACTGCTGCCTCCATTCGCTTGAACATATTTTGGACCAACTGTTACACCTAAAACGCCGGGGCGCGAATCAGCTCTGATCAAAATGCTAATACTCTTCCCTCCTCCAAGATTAACTTGAATTGTGCTTGTTCCTGTTCTCCCCGGCGCG